TTTACCTTCTTCCCATTTTTCATTTACTTAGTTATTATGTCAAAAGTATAACGAAAAATAATGGTTACGTCAAATAATTGTTTTAATTAAGTGATTCATTTAGTTTATTTAATGTATGATAATTTAAAATATCAAAACTTTCTAATGTGACTTTTGTAATTGTTTTATCTATTTTATTTTTCACTTCTAAATCATTTTCAGACTCTTTTAATGAATTTAATTTTATTATAGTACTTTCTTTCAAGTCTTTAAATTTATTCTTCAAATCATCTTTGTTTTCTGACAATAATGAAATTAATTCTTTTCTCGAAGATTCGTCAAATCTACCCAGATATTCGCTAATTTTTTCATTTGATATTTTAACCATTGTGCTGATTGGTAACTTAATGATTTTTGTATTATCCAAAGGCTTTGTTTGAAGTATTGTTAATATTTTATTTTTAAAATCCAAAGATTCATCAATTGTTTTTGCTGACTCATATACTAATGAATCAATAATTTCATAATTGTTTTCATTTATTTTATTCTTTACTATTGGTATGTTAGTGGTTTTAAGTAAAGATTTTGCCCAATTAATTCCCTCAGTTAAGTACTTATTAGCCTCTTCTTCATTTAACCCCCTAGGCTTTAATAAATCATCATATATTAAGTATAACTTAGATAAGTTTGGGTCTTTTAAGAAATGCTTTTTAAAGTTTTTTATATTTTCTTTAAAAATACTTTTATCCTTAACAGAATCAATTAAATTATTTTCTACAATTGTTTTAACTTCACCGAATTTCATAATTATTTTTTTATATAAATATTATTAGTTTAATAACTTTTTTAGTTGTTGCTCAATTTCATTCAAAGAATTTTGGCCTTTTGTTAATTTCATATATTCTGGACCATTAATATAATTGTTTTCAACCAAAATATTCAAATTTCGTATTCTCGATTCTGGGGCTAAACCTGGTGCACCTTCGGTCTCACCCGCTGGTGGGGCTTCCGCTGGTGGTGGGAGAGGAGCTTCACCGCCCATATCTAATCCACCCATATCTAATCCGCCCATATCGCCCCCCATATCACCACCCATTGGTGGTTCAGTGGTTGTTGCTTGCCCAGTTGTTGCACCAGAAACTTCACCATATAGTTTATCAATATTATCAAATAAACCAGTTTTCTTTATTACTAATTGCGTTTGTTTCAATTCTTCACCTGCTGCTTTTTCAATTCTTTGTTGCTGTAAATCCAATCTTATCTCTTCATCAGACCAACCAAAAATATGCTTTTTAGCCCATGTGGCTGAAACAGGTGCAATACCACTACCTGGGTCTGCAACTGCATCTCTATAAAGCATAATCTTTTCTTTCCATATATCAATTTTTAATAAATCTGATTGTGTGGATGGATTAGTTAATCCTAATGTAAAATTAGATATTTCGTCTTCAAAACCCAATAAGAATAAATGTATTATTGCAATTTTATTCATTTCTGCAATCATACATTTTTGTATTCTATTTATCGTTCTAGCAAATCTAATATCTTGAACAGATAAACCTTTACCATCACCAAACGCTTCTTCAAATCCTAAAAATGTTTTTGGTATTCTTAATGCCGTTACCAATTTTTTCTGAATATACTCAATATCTGCTATTTCAGAAAGATTTGTTGCTCCAGGTAATGTTTCAATTGGACTAGCTTGTGAAGGATCTCTTACAGGTACAAAATAATCTTGGTCAACTGCCATTTGATTAAAACGCATATCGACATTACCAGTTTTGTTATCAACAATTTGTTCCCTTTTGAATTTGTTTGCAACACGTTGTACATACGCTTCAACATCGTTGTCATCCATATTACCGACAAAAACCTTAAATACTCTACGTTCTGGTGCTCTTGATGTTCTATATATTAACATAGCATCCTCAGCTAATAAAAGTTGTTTCCAAGTACGTCTTGCTTTTTCCAATAGAGATGTACCATAAGGTAGTTTTCTATCATCCCCCAATATTCTAAAGTGTGCAATTTCCCAAGGTTGGAATTCCATACTTTTATTTTTCCATTTAAACATTAATGTTTTATTCCTATCTGATAAATCACCGTATGCTGGTGTTTTATCTGAACCACCAGGTTCTAATCTTTCAATTTCAATATTTGGCAATTGATTGCAACCAACAATACCTTTTTCTGGATCCAGTTTTAAATAAACAAAATTATCCCCATATTTGCAAGCGTTTCTTGTCCACATAGGTAAGTTTGTGTTGATATCTAAAGCGTTATTAAATAAATCTGTTAATACCGATTTTATTCTTTTTGATTCAGAATATATTTGTAACATAAAACCATTTTCATCTGTCGTTGTTGATTCTTCTGAATAGATATCCAATGCTGCACCTATTTCTGGGGTATACTCCATACTTTCGAAATCATAGACAGATGCTAACCTAGTTGGTTCATAATAAACCGCTTGTGTATATAAATGATTATCAATTTTACCCCATTGATTTGCCAAATAAAAAGATTGCTGCGCTTGTAACTTTTCTCTTTCAAATTCAACTTTATTCTGCGTCCTTAATAATTCTTTTTTATCGAATTTATACGTTGGAACATCTTGATTTAATAATGAGTTTGGTCCAAATGTGTGTGACAACCTTTGCCAAACAGTTTTATTTTCATTACTATTAATATTATTATTTTCCATAAAATTTTATTATCTTTTTGGTGCACCAAATAACCAATCGTATTTTTGGTAGTCATTTAGTGTTGGATTATTATTTATATTTGCATTATATCTATTACCTGCTGGTACTAATGGGTTGAAATACAGAGATTGGTCGTTATATGTATTACTGTGAGTTGACCAAGAGTTAATCATAGCTTTTGTGTGGTTTACAACTTTTTCAAGCGATTGGAAAGATTTTTCAGCCACATAAGTTGCCATAGCTATTGCCATAATACAATCATCATGATGCCCCTTCTGGTGATCTGGTCTTCCATTTATATATATAAAGGTATTCATCTCATTGTATAGTCTATTTGAATAAATTTTAAAGTTATGCCTTAAACATTCTTCAAAAGATGCAATTATCTGAACTCTTTTGCTATTGAAATTTATACCCGGCACTCTTTCATTCATCTTGGGGTCATATTTCCACCTATTGCTTGAATCAACATTATCATAATACAAACTAGGATAATTTAATTCTTGTAATTTCCTTGCTGTGGCAACACCCATACCCCCAGTTAAATCCACAACAACAAATGCTCTGTACATTGTACACCATTTAAATACAATTTCGGCTAATATGTCTGGGGGTATTTTGCCTACATATTCTAAAACTTGTTCTTGCGTATCAAAATCAATAATTTGTATTGTAGAAAAATCTTCTGAATCCCCCCTTGAAACATCGACCCCAGCAACATATCTATGTCCATTTTCTGGTTCTTTGAACATCCACAAACTGTTCCCCATTAATTTTGATATGGGGTTCATTAACATATTTTTGTTAATATCCATTAACAAATTTGAATCAAATACGTTATCCCCAGAACCCAAGAAGTTACTCTCTATCTCTTGTGATACCTTTCTCTTATCATACTTTAATTTTTTAACCATACCTTCATACCAAGAAGAACATGGCTTATACCCCTCTTCAATATATGAAGTAACTTTATCGTGGTCACGTTCATATGGGTTATCTGTTGATAAATTTATAATATTGTCTGACGTATATTCTTCTTTATTTAATAAATAATGAATCATATCCTTCGTTTTAACCATATACAAATCCTTTGTGTATCTAGGATCCCTATACCAAACCATTTCAGTAATCTTGAAGTCATTGATATTTCGTAATGCTTGGTCATATATCTCATAATATATTGCATCATAACCATTTGGAGTTGATATAACTATTACCTTACCCCCTGTTGAAAGAGATGCCATACTCGCTGCCCAAAAGTCTGGGTCAGCCTCAATGTAAGCGGCCTCATCAAATATCAAAATGGTTGGGGTATAACCCCTTAATGCGTCCTTTGATGTTGCCACCGCCTTAACCTCACAATCATTATTTAATTTAAAATGCCTAGCGGAGTTCTTTTCAGATGAAAACCCAATACCAATCCATTTTGGCCATTGTTCAATAAAATGACGAACTTTATTCGCCATCTCAACAGCAGTATCTAGTTTGTTGGCGATAATTAGTATTTTCTCTGGCTTATTTTTATTTGCAAATGCTAATCTTTTTGATGCCCATGCTGCCGTAACAGTTGAAACACCCGCTTGTCGATATTTTAATGCTATATTTTCATTATGGTTATCAAAATCTTCAACTAACTTAATTTGGTCGGGGAATAAATCTAATGGTACATATTTTTTTGAAGTATTGTCATATGTTTGCAAATATGTCTTTAAACAATATGGTGTACTCTTTATACACTTACTAGATTCTATTAAAACTTGGTCTCTTGTCATATTTACTTTTATATATAAATACACATAAAATAAAAAACCCCCAAACTAATTAAGAATGGGGGTTAATTCTATGAAAAAATAAAAATTAATTCAACATATTTGCATCTCTCAAATTTTTAAGTAATTCAGGTAAACTAACATCAACATAATCATTTGGGTCAAAATTTGTAACTTGTTTACCACCAGAATATGTATTATTTGGGGCATTTGTGTCATCATCTTGGTCTCCTAATCCACCATCATCAAACTCTTCCTCATCTTCATCATATTGACTCATTAAATAATCAAGATATCTTTGCTTGCCTTCTCTTGCAGCAGCAACTAAGTCTTTAAATTCATTTTGAGCATATGAATTATCACTAGGATTAGTTGATATAACATATTTCATTAAGTTAAGAAATTCTTTTGCAGGTATTTTATACAATTCAACAAAAAAGAAATTAATTAATCCAATATCTGATTTGTCCAATACATCCATTGGTAAAATATTTCTTATCTTCTTTAAGATGGCTGGCCCAATTCTTAAACCCTCTGTTTCAGCTTTTAATGTATCTGCTTGACCTAATGTCATATTAGCTGTATCAGTATCAGAAGGATAACCTTGTCTTGCTAATGCTTCTTGAACTCCCTTACCTATTTCATGGCATAGAACTGGAAAAATAAATCCAGCAGCATTTATAACAGTTTTTAATTCATTTGTTTCCTCATCTTCTTCATCATCAACTTCAACAGCACCAGCAACTCCACCACCACCACTAGCCATATCCATATAATCTTCATTTAAATAATAAAAATGAAGATCAATTAATGGTAATGTTGATTTATATAATTGAAATAATCTTGGATTAATTTCATCCAATCTTGCTTTTATTTCTGGCTTTTCATAAATGTATTGGATTTTTTTACCTGTACCACCAATTAAAGCATTAATAATATCTCTTTTAAATACTTCATCATCCAACACCTCTTGTTCCTCAAAAGTTAATTCATCCTCTATTTCCTCTTTTTGTTTTTTCATTTTTCCCACCACATCATTACCTGGCATGTCTAATGTCGCTCTGATTATAAATGTATCATCAGAAATTTCCATTTCATTTAATGTCCCTTCAATTGCTAATTCTACTAATTCATCACTATTTGACTGTTCAATCTGTTGAATTGCTTGAACATTTCTCATCATAGTGCTTGATATTACGCTAGCCAACTCATTTGGTGTCAAATCATCCTTGCCAACCACATTTCTAACCTTTTCAACCAATTCATTAAATGAATCACTATATAATTTTTGAACATCAGCAGCACCCCTCTTAAAGGCTGGGTTTTTAGCAAACATACTATTAGGGTCAGCCAATTTCTTTTCAAGTCTTGGATCCATTCTTTCAGAACCGCTATATTCTAATTCCTCCTTTAGTTTTCTTTTTATTAATTTGTTAATATCTTTCATTAGTTTTCAAAATTTAGTAATTGCATAATGTTATCTATAATAGCGTTTTTTGCCTTTTCAGGTGAAATTGCTTTTGGTGGTGTATTGACTTTTGGGTTTGGGTTAATAAATGGGTTATCTCTCCTTGTTGGTTTTGTTGTTGGTTTTGCTGGTTTTACAACTGGCTTTGTTTCAGTATTTGCTTTTGGGTCTGGATTAACTTTTGGATTTGG